TAGCTTCTTCCATAGACCTACAGTTTGTTCCTGGATTTGTTTGTGCTTTTGATTCGGGAACATTAAACGCAAATAAACATATAGCAATTAATCCTCCCATTAATATTCTATTCATTGTACTAGCCTTTCTATACTAAAAATGTTTTTCGTAAATGACTTTCTAAATATTCTATGGCTCTTTTAAAAGTATCAACATCATTATTAAAGTTACCTAAATCCCTGTTGCACTTTCCACAAAGCCATCCTCTAAACGTATTAGTATCGTGACAATGATCTAGCACCCATGATCTTTTAGTCTCACCCTCTGATGCTTCTTCTTCATTACGCAAACATATAGGACACTTATAATCTTTATCTGGCATACCATACACCTTGCGTAATTCTTCTACTTCTTTTTGAAGTTTAGCTCTGCACTTCTTGCATTCATTTCTAACCTTATAAAGTTTGTCGGGAGAATAGGGAAAGAATGAGATGGGTAAATATTTATTACACTTCGTACAAGTCTTTCCCTTTTCTATTTTGAGTATTTCATCTACACTAAAAAAACTAAGTTGTTGCATTTTCTCCTCTCAATCTTTTTAGGTTAGAATAATACTCAAGGTTGTAGCCTCTCAACCATTCTCTATATCTATCAGAGGTAGCAGGAAAGGGATTATTTTTGTTACGCCTAAACCCTATCCTGCCTTGGTGGACGATATCCCTCATAGGGAAAGGATATCTTCTGCGTTTTCTAAACGCCACAGACCCCTCCTGAATTGGTAATCTCGCATATATCATGTGTCTCAACATGCTCTTCAAACTCCGTACCTAACTTGTCTATTGCCTCCGAATATGGAACAACAGAAAGAGGCTGTCCACCTCTGCATCCATCTGGATATGCAGTGAACCCTCTTAATCTATGTGCATAAGATGCTAGAGTATTAGTAAAGTCATCAACCGTATCTTCATTATTAAACTTAGATCCCCATGCTGGTAGGTTAATGGTTGAACTAATACTCATATCTACATAGTCTTGAACATCAGCTTGGAACTTAATCCTTCTTTCATAATCATCTGCTAGATCTAATGCAGACTCTATCTTCTCAGGATCAGCACCATACATATCTATCAACTCTTGTGCAGCAGAGTCTATAACATACTGATACTTCCAGCGAGTACCACCACGTAAATACCTACGCTTGTATGCTACAGCAAATATTGGCTCTATCCCACTGGAGCTACCAGCGAGTATAGAAATACTACCAGTAGGAGCGATAGCCCTGTTCGCAACTGGTTGGGATATAGATAACTCACTAGAAAATTTCTTACTTGTGTCGTCACTAACCCCTTGATATATCGAAAGCCATCTATGTAATGTTGGGGTAACTTCATACTTCTCTCCACGTTTTACCAACCATTCGTGCATACCCATTAGTCCTAAACCTAATCGTCTATTCTTCTCTCTAGTTTTATATACCTGTTCATATGGTAGTTCTGCACGTAAAGTACCACAGATTAAAAACTTAGTTCCTAGTTCTACAATCCTTGCAAGTTCAGTTATAGAATCAATACGCCCAAGATTGATACTCCCCAAATTGCAAACATCACTATCGTCAGCACTGCATACTTCAGTGCAAGCATTTCGTAGTGTCTCATCTTCATTCTCCATAAAGTTGAAACTGAAACCAGGCTCTGCTGATCGAAGTGCTTGCTTTACATTACTCTTAAATACCTCACCAACATCTCCTGTCTTCCAGTAATTTAATAACCATTCGGTGTCATAGTTTACGCTGATGTTAGTCATATCTAGAGGTGCGCGAAAGTTAAAGTCTTGCTCCTTGATCTGTTTAAGAGTGTATCCAGTATCACCTACAGGCATTTTATCCCAATCCTTTGCTGTAAGGAAACTGGGAATATCATTGTGCTTCCAATGTAACGAAGCATACATGGCAGATCTACGTGATCCACCTTGCATTACATTAGCGCCTATACTATTAATCATTTGCATCTTTGGAATCGGTCCAGAGGATAGACCACCTGATCCTCCAAGAGTTCTACCTGACTCTCTGTATACAGAGTAGTCTACTCCGATTCCTCCACCTGTCATCAGGCATGACTCAGACTTCCAACTGAGGTTAGCCCAATCTTCTCTGGTGTCTTCTTCTGCTTTTAGTAAGAAGCAGTTGTTATAAAATCTTCTCTCTCTACCTGCATAGTAAAGATACCTACCACCTGGTACAAACTTTAGATCTTTAATATATCTCTGTAGTTCTCTACGTTCTTCCTTCTTCATTAAAGGTTCTTCATCAGGACGTAGATTACCACATACATCTTCGACTAACACTCTAGCCAACTGCTCCCATGTATCACAACCTGTATGAGCATACTTTAAATTAAATATATCTTCTGAAAACTTTGAACGAAACATTGGGTTCATGTTGGATTTAAATGTCATCTATTATAACCTTTATTCTAGTAATATCTATACCGTCTAAACAATCTTTTATTGCATTAGAAATTAAGTCTTTTAACTCAGACTCTAATCCTGTTACTCCATCAGCAGGTAGCCATGAAGCATCCTTATCTACATCAGCAGTTATTCTAACAAATACTATCACTGGAAGTATCTCCGTACTTTTCATACTCTTCAAGAGTAACTTCTTTTATTAGTCTTTCAAGATACCATTGTGCTTTTTTTAAATCTTTTATTGGTTCACCTTTATAGTCAAACCTCCAAAGATATTTCATTACATTACCTTGTAGATAGTATCTAAAATATTTACCTGTTGCTGCCTCGATTGCATCAATACATTCTATGTTGTCTTGATTATAATGAGGTGGATGATTTACCATATCAACTGTCATCAGTGTAACCTCTTTGAAAAGTTTGCATAAATTATATTACCGTCTATATTTTTTACTTTCTCAACTGGCTTCAGTTCTACCTTACCATCACCAACGCTATTAGAAACTGCATTCTGTATAGTAGCTTCAAGCATCATAGTAATACTGTCACCAATCTCTACTAACATCTCATGGGCAGGACCACCTGCTAACTCATCAGATGTAAAGTCTCCTACATATAAACTAATAGTTCTACTGTCTTCATCGTAGTTACAGAAGATAGCAAATGTATTATCTGGTACTGTAACTTGATGTATTACTTTTTGTTTTTTGTCATCGAACACGTTAGTATCTCCAATAAATCTTCAGCATACAATAATGCTAAAGGTTGTTTCCTATCACCTTTTAGTATAGCAACAGGTTTAGTATTCTTAATTAGGTTTCTTTCAGCCTGTTCCAATGCCTCATATACAGAGAAAGAAGATCTAGATTTACATTCAACGGTCCAAGGAAACAGCTTCCTTGCTAATGGACTAAGCCCAATATCAGGTCCATTAACTCCACCAGGAGTAGAGGTGACATCATCCTTCTCTATACCTTTTAGATTAGAATGCAGATAGTCACGTACCCACTGTTGAAGTCTTCTTCCCTTTGCTTTCGCAGAGGAAACTTTAATCCTTGAAGACCGTGTAGTAGTTGTACGCCGTTGCCGATTTCGACCTTGGGTTTTTCGCATAAACTAGATTAGGCCAACAGGTATATCTAAAACTACAGTATGTGCAAGTCTTGTGTAGCTTTCTATTACCTGTTAGCTTCCTGTAAAAGGTTTCGGGTTCATCCTCAAAGCATCTTTTAAAGTTAGTTTCATCAGCCTCAAGGTACTTAGTTATTGTATTGTTTATCTTAGTGGTATACTGATCTTCATCATCAGGATCAGCAGGAACTACCTTCATTTCTCCTGACTCTTTGTTGATGGCTATCCATCCACCTGCCTTTATATCTGGCGTTTCTGTACGTTCTGCCTTGGTGTATCCATATAGTTGTTCCAGATACCCAAAGTCATCATTGTCTTTCAACGCTTGGTATGACTCAAACTTCTTTTCAAAAGCAAACTTAGATGCACTCTTGATATCCCAGAGAGAGTATGAGTTACCATCACGAATGATTAGATCAAGCTCCCCACTGATATCCCCTGCTTCAGTATTGAGTAATACTCTTTTGTTTAGATCTACGATTTCAATACCTGCTGCAAGTAGCAATGCAACTGCTATTACTTCAGTCATATCTCCGTAGAGCATCTTAATCTTAAACGAGTTTACCTCTGGTAGTTTTTCCCATCCCAATTTCTCAGCGTGTAACTGACAAAATGGTTTACCTACTTGAGACATGGAAGGTAGCCTAGCTCCTCCCTTTCTCTTGAAGTTGAATTTCCCTAGCTTGTTATTGAACATCTGACTAGCCCTGAATATAATGTCATCAGGGATCTTTGGTTCATTAGCTAGGAAGTCTTCAAGCTTCTCAGCAATACTAGTCACCATCTATGATATCACTAAAGTCATCTTCAATAGCACTTGATGAGTTCTCTCTCATCTTAGTAGCGACTTGCTCATTCTCTTTCTTAACCAGATCAACAAAGCTAGTTATGTATTCCTTTGATTCATCTGTAAGAGGATGCATCTTAGTTAGCATAGGCTGATACTTCAGTACAAACCATTTGTTAGAGCCTCGTTTCTCTAACTTGAACGATACTTTCATATCAAAGTTCAGTGGCATATACTGTTGTTTGATCATACCACCCATGACCTTACTAACTTCCATGAAGTTTGATGGTCCTAGTTTCATACGAAAAGGAACATCTTCTATCGTTACCTTCTCTTTAGATCCTGCAACCACTGGATCATCCATCTTAATCAAACCAAATATGTGACGATACAGTTTAACTTTAGTTGCATTAGCATATGCTACAGGATCTATACCTCGTAGCTTCTCCTTCTCCTTAGATGGTATCCACCCACACTTATCACCACCATGCCAATCGAGTGCAGTATCAGAGAACTTCTTGAAGTGCTGAGATATATTAGTAAACTTCTCTTGATCTGCATCAAACACTGAGGTCTGCATGGTATCTAAGAATACTCTGAAGTATGTATTCTTACCAAACACTTCTCCGTATTCGGGATGAGATAAAGCAATAGAAGGTGATGGTACATCTACTAGTTCCTCACCAACCTCTACTGAACTATCCTTGTTTATCCTAGCCCTTGCTAGTGTTGGGCCTTGATCCATTGTGGAATATAGTGCAGCCAACTGGTCT